CCTGATGGGTATTGTCTATATTTTGACACTGAAGCGGCTATTAACAAGTCTCTTATTGCAAGTCGGGGTATCGACTTAGATCGACTTGTAGTTGTCAATGTTGTTACTGTAGAAGAGTTCCGCAGCAAGGCACTCAAAGCGGTAGATATATACCAAAAGAAACCAGAAGATGAGCGCAAACCCTGCATGTTTGTGCTAGACTCTTTGGGGATGCTTTCCACTGAGAAAGAGATTAACGACGCACTCAACGATAAACAAGTTCGGGACATGACCAAATCCCAACTCATCAAAGGTGCGTTCCGTATGCTCACTCTCAAACTGGGCCAAGCAAACATTCCAATGATCGTTACGAATCACACCTACGATGTCATCGGCGCATACGTTCCAACTAAAGAGATGGGTGGCGGCAGTGGTCTTAAGTATGCGGCGTCCACGATTATTCATCTATCTAAGAAGAAGGAAAAGGATGGAACAGAAATCATTGGAAACCTTATCAAGGCAAAGACTGCTAAGTCGCGTCTAAGTAAGGAGAATCAAGATGTTACGGTGCGTTTGTATTACGATGAGCGTGGTCTTGATCGTTACTATGGCCTTCTTGAGTTGGGAGAACTCGGTGGTCTCTGGAAAAATGTGGCAGGTCGTTATGAGATAGACGGAAAGAAAGTCTATGCCAAGGCAATCTACAAAGATCCTGAATCATACTTCACCCCAGAGGTGATGGAGAAGTTGGATGCAATTGCAAAAGAACAATTTAGTTATGGGTCTTGATGGAACAAATTGAAGTCACAATTCTAAGAAATCTAATTCACAATGAGGACTATGCCAGGAAGGTTATCCCCTTCCTGCAACCCGAATATTTTGAAGATCGTATCAAAAAAACTATCTTTCTTGAGACTTCAGAGTTCATTGTCAAGTATGATTCCCTCATCTCACTTGAAGCTCTTCAGATTGAGATTTCAAATCGATCTGATTTGAGTGGAGACGATATTCAAGAAGCAAAGAAGTGTATTGAATCTTTGGAAGTAAAAGATGTTGACCAGAAGTGGTTGACAGATTCTACTGAGAAGTGGTGTCGTGATCGTGCTATTTACCTAGCACTCATGGAGTCCATTCATATTGCAGATGGTAACGATGAGAAGAAAAATCGTGATGCCATTCCTAGTATTCTAAGTAATGCCTTAGCAGTTTCTTTTGACAATCACATTGGTCATGACTATCTACAGGACTTTGAAGAAAGATTTGAGTCTTACCACCGTAAAGAAGATCGCATTCCGTTTGATCTCGATTACTTTAACAAGATTACGAAAGGCGGCTTACCTAACAAGACTCTTAATATCGCTCTTGCTGGCACAGGTGTCGGAAAGTCTCTTTTTATGTGCCATATGGCTTCGTCCTCGCTCTTATCGGGGTACAATGTTCTGTATATCACTATGGAGATGGCAGAAGAAAAAATTGCTGAGAGAATTGACGCGAATCTTTTGAATGTAAATATACAAGAGATTACAGATCTTCCTCGTCCTATGTTTGAAAGTAAGGTATCAAACCTTGCAAAGAAGACTCAGGGCAACTTGATCATCAAAGAGTATCCCACCGCGAGCGCCCACAGTGGACACTTTAAGGCATTGCTTAATGAACTTGCACTTAAGAAGTCATTTAGACCTGATATTATTTTCATTGATTACCTTAATATATGTGCTTCCTCCCGTTATCGCGGAAACGGCAATGTCAATTCATATTCGTATATTAAGTCTATTGCAGAAGAACTTAGAGGGTTGGCTGTTGAAGCAAACGTCCCTATCGTTTCTGCCACGCAGACCACTCGTTCTGG